ATGTCAGCAGCCACTTTCTTATTTTTAATTGCAGATTCTTTTGAGATATCAGAACACTCAATATTCATGTTTCATAATTATTCAGGATTTTCATTTGGTAAAGGCAATGAAATGAGAGATAAAGTTAATCATGAAGAAAAGTGGAATAAACATTTGCTTGATTCTATTTACTTAGACTTTTTTTCACCTGAAGAAATAAAAGAAATTTCTAACGGTAAAGATTTTTGGATGACACCTAGTGAAGTGCAAAAGAGGCTAGAATTGAGAGTTAAGAAGTGGGGTAAAAAAGCAACAACAACGAAGTCTTCTCAAAAGAATATAAATAAAAATGCTTGACAAAAGGATATAAGTGTAGTAAAGTAGTACTGCTATTGTGTAATAGTAAAAATTTAACCATCTATAGGAAAAAAATTATGAATGTTATGATTAAAAGTGTTGTGATTGCTACTATGTTGACAATGATTGCTTGCAGTAATGAGGCAGAAGTTTCAGAAGAAACAGTAGTGAATGAGCAACTTCCTGCATGGGGTGCATCTCCAGTAGTTGAAGAGGAAGTGGCTGAAGAGGAAGTAGTTGAAGAAGAATACAGAGCTGGCGTGGCGGACAGTGTTGTTGACGCATTGTAATAAAGTTATGCTTTAAAATCAAGCACTTACAAAACGATTACTGTAAGTGCTTGATTCCTCACAAAAAATAAATTCAAATAGTTCTTGACTTTTTGAATTGGTTCTGTTACCATATACGTCTAAAATCAGTAAATTGCTGATAAAATATAAGTCATTGATTTCATTAGAAAAAGAAATTTCAAATAACGCTTGACTTTTCATAAAAACTTCTGTATAATACTTGTATAAACTGAAAAAAAGGTTGTGAGGACCTGTGTATGAAAATCGAATCAAAATCAATGTTAGCAAAGTTACTTGCAACTGAAAATATATCAGTTGAAGTAAATCCTAAATTATCTACAGCAGCATTTGATCCCATCACCCGTACCATGTTTCTTCCTAAGTGGAAAGAAATGGCTACTGCTACCCAAGACTTGCTTATCGGTCATGAAGTTGGTCACGCATTTGAAACTCCAGCAGAAGGATGGCATGACGCGGTTTGTTCAGATCGCACACTTAAAGGTTTTCTGAATGTAATTGAAGATGCCCGTATTGAGCGCAAAATCAAGGCTCGTTATCCCGGTTTGGTTCGTAGCTTCTATGCAGGCTATCGTGATCTTTGGGATCGTAACTTTTTTGGCGTTAAAGATATTGACGTAAATACTCTGCCTCTTATTGACCGTATCAATCTACACTTTAAAGTGGGTGCTTATGTAAATGCCCGTTTTTCGAATGCAGAACAAATATTTGTAGACCGTTGTGCGAATACTGATACTTGGGAAGAAGTTGAAGCCCTTGCCCGTGAAATACACGGCAAGGCACAGGAAGAATCAGAACAGACTATTGAAGATTTGATGGAGCAATTTGAATCTACTGATTCAGATGACGATTCTAGTATGGACATGGAAGGCGACCTGTCTGATTGGGAGAAAGAAGAATCAGAGACAGACTCTGAAGAAGACGAATCTTCTGGTAATAACGGTGAAGAGACGGATGAGGATTTTGATTCTGACAATTCAGATTCAGATACCGAATCTGAAGACGATAGTGACAATTCAGATTCAGATACCGAATCTGAAGACGATAGTGAAGTTCCTGAAGCAGTTCAAGACTTTGTGGAAGACGGCGGTGTCGGTTCTATTACTGATACAGCATTCCGCGACAATGAGGATAAACTGATAGACACTGCTACTACTAAAACGCATGTTTATGTCACAATTCCTAAAGCAAATCTTAGTGACTTTATTGTTTCACCGAAAGATATTTACAATTGGGATCTCATAGAAGTAGCCGGCGCAATAGATCCTAAGGTTTACGGTCAACAATTGTATTCTGAATTTATCAGCAAGAACAATAAGACTATCAACCAGATGGTTTCAACCTTTGAAATGAAGCGTAAAGCGTCAATGTTTGTTAAAGCCCGTACTGCTAAAACTGGCGATTTGAATGAAAATCGCTTGTGGGCATACAAGACTTCGGATGATCTGTTTAAGCAAGTGACCAGTATTCCAGAAGGTAAGAATCACGGTTTTATTATGTATCTAGATATGTCCGGTTCAATGAACCGTAACATGGCTGGCACTATTGACCAGTTAATCAACCTTACTATGTTCGCCCGTAAAATTGGTGTTCCTTTTGAAGTATATGGCTTTACTAGCGACTCTTCGGGTTATGCCAGTTCAAGCACTGTATCTAAATTCACTCCAATTCAGAATGAATATTGCATGAATGATTTAAAGATGCCTCATTTACTATCTTCAACCTTTACTAAATCCCAGATTGAGGTTGCATACAAGTATTTGTTGCTGTGGAAACAGTCTTTTGTATATCGTTATTCATCTGACTTAAATCGTAACTCAGGTGCAGCAGGTCGCTGGGTATCTGTTTACAATAATCAGGCATTGCGTATGAATAATACACCACTTAATGAAACTTTGATTGCAGCTATTGAGATTGCTAAAAACTTTCTCAAAGCCTCAAAAGTTGAGATACTGAATACAATTATTCTTACCGACGGTGAGGCTACTGATGGTGTATCATACTGGAACAATTCTGCAACTGAAGAGAATACTTATCACCCAAAGCAAATGCGATATCTAGAAACAGCTACTTTTAAATATGGTTCAGCGGTTTATCCACTAATTGAATCCGGTGATGCTAGCCGCAATGTTAAGTTGACCGCCACTTTGATTGAGTTGTATAAAGAGCTTACTGGTTCCAAAGTAATCAATTACCACTTGGTTGAACGATTGAATAGGAAGTCTCTAGAATATTGTAAGGAATATTCTAAAGTAGGTAATTTTGAATTTATCGATTGGGATAATATATACAATACTCAGGGTGCCGCAGGTATCATTGAGGTCAAAGATAAGTTTGGTTTTGATGTTCGATATATTCTTGACGGTAGCAAGTTGAATATTCAGAATGAAGAGCTTGTGGTTAAATCGGACTCTAAAAGTGATTTGCTCAAAGGGTTCCGTAAGTTTGCAAGTTCTAAGTCTCAGCAACGGGTGTTTGTTCAGAAGTTTATACCCGAAATAGCGTAGCGTGAAATGTAGCGAATGAGTATACTACTCTGCTACAGATTTTAAGGTGACGCTGTAAGTGCTTGATTCTTCGTTAAAAAACTGTATATGAATAAAGCACTTATTTCACTCGTAACTCATTGATTTCATTAGCAAAAGAAATTTGAAATAATGCTTGACTTTCTTGAAAAACATGTGTATAATACTTATATAAACTGATAAATTAATCATTGTCTTGTGAGGAGACTATATTATGAACAATTCAACCTTTGTAAAAAACCTTCGTCAATTAGTTGATGGAAATAATCATATTCGTCGTAAGGATATTGTTGATGAAGCAACTGCTGCTGGACTAGTTATCCAACAGTGGAAACTGGACATATATAAAGTTGATAGGGGACTTTATGATTTGACCGAAATGTTTGCGGGTACCGCCAACAGTTTTACTCGCCCGGTGCGAGGAACTTCTCCTTCAGTTCGCTCCACTAAACTTGAAGTTGTTAAGCCTGTACAAACTCCAGTTTCAGTTACATCTCCTAAAGTTGTAACAATGGCTAAACTGATTATGGATATTCAGAATTTGGTTCCTGCGAAAGATGATACTTATGTGGCTTTCGGGTTTCATAAGGATCTAAAAACTATTTTTAGTGCAGGTATTTTTTATCCTGTGTTTATCTCAGGACTTTCTGGTAACGGTAAGACCACAATGATTGAGCAAGTATGTGCCCAACTCAAGCGTGAGTCTATCCGTGTTAATATTAGTATTGAAACCGATGAGGATGATTTAATCGGTGGCAATACGCTAGTTGATGGTAACGTAGTCTATCGTGAAGGACCGGTCCTCACCGCCATGAAACGTGGCGCGGTCCTCATCCTTGATGAAGTAGATCGTGGCTCTAACAAGTTGATGTGCCTCCAGGCCATACTTGAGGGCAAATCCTACTTCAATAAGAAGACTGGCGAAACCACTACTCCTGCCCACGGGTTTACTATTGTAGCAACGGCCAATACAAAAGGTCGTGGTTCAGACGATGGTAAATTCATCAGCGCACAGTTGTTGGACGAGGCGTTCCTGGAACGTTTTGCAATTACCGTGGAGCAGGAGTATCCTACAATGGCAGTTGAGAAGCGTATAGTTCTTAACAAGATGGAACGCGCCGGGTGCGTTGATGATGACTTTGCCAGTCATCTTGTTACTTGGTCAGATGTCATCCGTAAAACCTATTTTGAAGGTGGTATAGATGAACTGGTCAGCACCCGGCGCTTGGAGCATATTGTAAATGCGTTTGCAGTCTTCAAGGATAAGACTAAAGCAATTACACTGTGTACCAATCGTTTTGATGCTGATACTAAACAAGCGTTTATTGATTTGTATAGCAAGGTTGATCCTTCTAATCCGCAGGAGCCTGAAGTTCAAGTACCTGATGATGATATAGCGTTTTAAGGATAACTATGAATTATAAATTTAATGAGGATCTTTTGGTAGAAGAATTTATGGATTACATAGATTCTACCTATGCAGGACACTACGGCCAAGGCGGACTACAATCCGCTGAGGTCATTGTTGACAGAGGACATGGACTCGGATTCTTTCTGGGTAATGTTGATAAGTACAATGCTCGGTATGGTAAGAAGGGTGGACCCGAAGACTATCGCAAGGACTTGTTGAAAGTAATTCATTATGCTTTTTTAGCATTAAATGAGCATGATAGAATTTATAATACACATAAATAAGAGTAGATACTCTACTTTTATTAGGAGATAGAAATGGGATTTAAAGTAAGATTCACAATGACAAAACCTTCTGAAAATACTGATGTGTCTTCTATGAAGGTGATAGAAGACCCTTTAGCAGTTACAAATCTTATATCTAAATATAACGGCACTCAAGAATCCTTTAAAGAAGGAGCAGTAAAGAGTATAGTCTACGGGTTTCCAACCCGAGAACTTTGGCAATCTTTTTACAACGAAGTTGTTCCAATCTGGAATAAAGCTGGGCTGACAAGTAAAGCGGCTGATTTAGGTATTACATACGACATTGAGATTATAGAAAACAATTGACAATTGAGTTTGTATATAGTATAGTATACAAACATTATTTATTTATGGAGATACAATATGAAGTTGAGTACAAACACTGTAGAAGTTTTGAAGAATTTTGCATCTATTAACCCTAATATTCTTATTCGTGCCGGCGATTCAGTTTCTACAATCAGCGCGGGTAAGAACATTTTTGCTAAAGCTAAAATTCAAGAAACCTTTGATCGTGAATTTGCAATTTACGATTTGAATAAGTTCTTAGCTACTCTTAGCTTGGCAAATGATACTGACATTAAATTTTACAATGAATTCTTGCATGTTGAGATTGGTCTAGGTACATATAAGTATAATTATTCAGACCCGTCAGTCATTCAGGCTGCACCTGATAAAGAAATTGAAGTTGATAATTATTTTCAGTTTACTCTTACTCAAGATGCACTTAAAACTATTTTCAGCGTTGCCTCTGTAAGTCAAGCTACTATGTTTAGTATGATTGGTAATGGCACTGAAGTTACTATTGTTGTTGGTGATCCTAAAACTCCATTGAGTAATAATTATCAGAAAACAATTTCAGCTTCGAATAAAGTGTTCAAGGCACATTTGCCGATTGATAGCTTGAAAATCATGAATGACACTTATACTGTAACCGTTTCAGAAAAGAAATTCATCTATCTAGAAGGCACCAATTGTAGTTCGCGGTATTGGCTAGCTCTTGATAAAGATTCGGAGTTTTAATCATGGATGAATCTAAACTTATTGTAGAAGTGCGCGAGACTGGCAATGGATGGTTGGTGTCATTTACACGGTGGGACGATACCGTAGAGTTTGTATTTGCTCGCGCAGGTTCTGCAATTAGTATGGTTAAGAAAGTTATGACAGGCCAAGAAAATCCATTCAAAGGAGAAAAATGATGGAAAAAGATAATTCTCTTTTTCGGGATAAGGTATCTGAAATGAGTAAGACATTAGACAGTATTCTTGAGAAGAAAGAAACAGGTAAACCTCAACATATTGAAGTGACTACTAGTAGAAATATCAAATTATCTATTAATGATGAAACCAGTGTTAAAGAGAAGTTGAGTTGATCTTATATTATATTATGGAGTTGTGAATGGAACATTTTTTATGGGTCGAAAAATATAGACCGAAGACCATTAATGAATGTATCTTGCCCGAATCTATCAAAAACATGTTTAAGGAGTTTCTCTCTAAAGGAGAAATTCCTCATTTGTTATTGTGTGGTACAGCAGGTACAGGTAAAACTACAGTAGCACGTGCCCTCTGTGAAGAACTTGGTGCTGACTATATTATTATCAATGGCTCTGATGAAGGTCGTCAAATTGATACTTTGAGAACTAAGATTAAACAGTTTGCTAGTAGTGTTAGTTTTGGACAAGGCACTAAAGTTGTTATTATAGACGAGGCTGATTATCTAAATCGAGAATCAGTGCAACCTGCACTACGGGCTTTTATAGAAAACTTTTCTGATAATTGTCGATTCATTTTTACTTGTAATTATAAGCAGAAGATAATTGCACCTCTGCATAGTAGAACCACCGTTATTGAGTTTAAATCTAATAAAGCAGATAAAGCAGCACTTGCTTCTGCCTTTATGAAACGGATGCAAGCTATACTTAAAGCAGAAAATGTAGAATACAAAGATAAAGTGTTGGTTGAATTGTTGATGAAGTACTATCCTGATTATAGGCGAGTGCTTAATGAGTTGCAAAGGTATAGTTCTTCTGGTACTATTGATGAAGGTATTCTCAGCAATTTTTCTGAGTTAAATACTAAAGAGTTGATAGATTCTCTCAAGGAAAAAGATTGGAAAAAGATGCGTCAATGGGTTGCTAATAATGTTGAATCAGATCCTCAGGGCATTTTCAGATTCATATATGATAGTTTGATTCCTGAAGTATCTACTATTCCTCAAGTCGTACTATTGATTGCTGACTATCAATACAAAGCCGCATTCGTGGCAGATCAAGAAATTAATCTTACTGCATGTTTAACTGAAATTATGGCAAGTGTAAAATTCAAATGATAATTTTGCATGACGATGACAAATTAAGAGTATTTTATAACCCAGGTGAAGGTAAAAATACTCTTGTTTGTTTTTCTGGTATTGATCTTGATACATTTGGATTTAATGATTATAATCCAGCCGCTGTAGATAATCCAGATTTTGTAAAAATTACAGAAGGACTTGTCGGTGATCGTTTCTGGGTTATTGATAAACTAAGAAGTTGGGGATCCTTGATAGATTGGGATTTTGTACATAATTTAATCAGTCCTTATTTACATGGTAAACGTGTTATTGCTTTGGGTAATTGTATGGGTGGGACTAATGCTATTAAGTTTGCATATCATGCAGATGTTGATATAGTGATAGCATTTTCACCTCAATGGAGTGTTCACCCAGATATTATTACCCAAGATATATTTGATAGAAGGACTATCGGTTTCCGGGCTAGAGTTGTAGCGTCAGGTTGGAGAAGTTTAGAAGGTATGTTTAGACCAATGACAACCCATATTCATTTTTGGGCACCTAGTGTGATTGATGTTCCTCATATGATAGCATATCCTACTCTTCCCAATATCAAAAAGATATTTTTTCCTACCTTTCTTCATAATATTGCTAGACATTTAAAAAGTAATAATGTATTATATGATATATTAGATCAATGTATTGTAGCTGAAGATCCTCAAAAAGAAATATCTATTTTATGCGACAAAGTAGGAATATTGCATGAGTTATCTTAAAGAACTTGGAAAGCCTGATGATGTAGTTAATGAAAAAGATTTTGTTGTTAAGAACAACAAACTTAGCCCATTTGATTATATCAGTAGCATATGTTATGATAAAACTGATATTATGCAAGATGAAAAAGATGAATCACAGTACAGCGCCTTTATTGTCAACCGTGGTTTAGGTTTTGGTTCGGATACAGTCATTGCTGCAAATGAAATGAATAGTAGACCGCACCTTGATAATAAAATTCAATATGATTTTTTGAAAGCAGTCATACGAAAAGGTAAGAGATACAATAAGTGGATTAAAGCAGAAGAAGAAAATTTAACGGTGATACAAGAATATTTTGGTTATAGTTTTAATAAAGCCAAAGACGCATTAAAAATATTAACTGATGATGATCTTAGCAAGATCAAAGACTTTATGAAGAAGTCAAAAGGTGGCCTTTTATAAATATAGTTGTCATTATGAACAATTATAATTAGAAAAGGTGTATGAAATGAGTGAGCGAGATAATTTTTTTACAATTGATTATCCTGGTTATCAACCACTAGAAGTCTTGCTAGAAGATCCCGAAAATTTCCTGAAAATAAAAGAAACTCTTTGTAGAATAGGTGTTGCCTCTAAAAAAGACAATACACTATTTCAATCTTGCCATATATTACACAAGCAAGGAAGATATTACATTACGCATTTTAAAGAATTGTTTGCTTTGGATGGTAAAGAAGCGGACTTCATGGAAAATGATTTAGAAAGACGTAATACTATTGCTAAATTATTGGAAGATTGGGGTTTGTTAAAAATTCTTTCTACTTTAAAAGAAGATGAATTTTGCCCTCTTAATAAAATTAAAATTATATCATTTAAAGAAAAAAATGAATGGAATCTTGTTCCTAAATATAAAATTGGAAAAAAACGTTTTTAAAATAAAAAAGAATTTATAAATAAAGTGCTGGCATTGGCTGGCACTACTATACGCCGATAGGGTATAGTAATTTTAACCTCGCTGAAAAGGAGAAACGTATGACTCGTATACACAGATATACAACAGGCAATATAGCTGATATTTTAGATAATGTAAGACCGTT